CTGAGATTGAGAGTCGGAAGGAGCTCAACCCACCGAAAATTGTGGCTACGAGCTCTGGTGATGATCCTAACATGTTCCTTTCTGTGCTGAGAACTGCGCTCAATGAGGATTTGGAGCTGGCTGGGAGTGCTATCGCAAAGCGCGGCCGTAGCACGCTGCATGATGTCCTCGCAAGGTATGGTCAGTATGCGGCGGGCGGTAGCTGCAAGCGGTTGCGTGGTGCCCTGCGCGTTGAGTGGCGGGGCACCGAGCATGAGGTCGACAATCCGAACAAACTGGCTTGGTTGGCCAGCCTCAGCCCCGATGAGGTTGTGCAGGTCTTCATGGAGATCGCTGAGGGTGACGTCAAAACGACGGGTGTCCGGAAAACTGAGAGCGGTAAGCTGCGCATGCTCTTGCCCGGTCCTGAGGCCCACTGGCTTGTTGAGACCCTTGCGCTCCTGGATGCTGAGAGCCAGGTCTTCAGGCAGCGGGATGAGATAGAGCTCGAGAACACCCGAGGTACTGATCTTGTGCACCTGATGGATCGTCTGAGTTGGGTCGGAAAGCGGATGAATGTTGCTGCAGAGGATTTT